ATACCCCACAATACACTTGCTTGGTAGCCACTTGATGCAGGGTCTAGTCCAGCAACTAAATATAAATTTTTATATACCTGTCCTAGTGTTAAATCAGGTCGCATACATTGGTCAATAATATTCATAGTAAATATTTGCGTACCTTCTACATATGCTTGATTAAAATAAACCATTTCAAATGTTTGCCTACCACCTGTAGATTCAGCAGAACGTAACCTAGACATTAACCATTTAAAACTACGTTTACCTGGCCACAACATACAATCAATATGTTCTTCTTCTAAGTGATGTGGTATTTCACATTCTAAACTATGTGATGTTTCTACAATGCTTGTAAAGTTATCTGATTCAAGTAAATGATTATATAAATCATCAGGGTGCTGTCTTGACCCAATTACAATAACAGCTGTATGTTCCTCTTTACGACTTGATAGTGTTGTTGTCCACCATTGTCTTGTACTTTCTCTTGCACCAGGTTGCATAGTAGTTTGATGGTCTTCAATGTCGTCTGCAATTATTATGTCACAGTCCCTAGATAAAATCTTTCCACCTTTACCTACAGCTACCATAGTAGGTGATTTAATACCTGCTACTGTTCTTGTACCTACAGTAAATTGATTTTGTGACCAGTTTTTACCTGACCTGTTATCTGGTTTAAAGCTAGTACCTGGTAAACAAAAATCTTCTTGTAACTCTTCGTTAGTATCTAATACGTCAAGTACAGCAGATAGTGCATTCTTAGCTATGTCTTCGTTACCACCTACCCACATAATCCTTACATTAGGGTTTTTACATATCTGATAAACAGCAAAGTGTATTAACAATTCTGTTTTTCCGTGTCGTGGGGGTGACAGTATCAATAATTCTTTACCGTTATCTATAGAATCTATAATGTTATTTATCCAGTTAGTATGAAAAGGCGCAGTGTCATACTTTTCTCCTAGTTCTGTTTCAAAGTATCTTAGTCGGAAGTTCGAAAAATTTTCTAATGCACGTTTTGCACCTTCAGATAGTTCCCAATCTTCTGCTGCTACTTGGTTTCTAGTATCTATCTTGTAGGCAGCAAGCATGCGACTGACAGTAGCCGAAGTGCAACCAAGGAGAGAAGCTGCGTCAGCTACTGCCATATCGCCAGTGGCCACTTGTTCAGCTATTCCCTCGCTTACGAAAGCTCGGTAATACTGTCCTCGTCTAACAGAAGCGTAGTCGCCTTCGTCAGACTTACGTTCTATATTAATCGGTTTTACTTCAACTTGCTTGTTATGTCGTTTATCTCTTGCAAACTGTCTTTTCTGGCATGTAGGAGAACAAAATTTACGTTGTTTCCCTTTTAATTTTTTCCTACAACCCTCTGCTATACAGATAACATTGCTTGCGGTATCGACCATTGTTTAACTATCTTTCGTTAGATGTTTGTATAGTGAGAATTATATGTTATAGTAGCTCTAATTACAAACACTTAACACAAGTATTTTGTTACAGGTAAAGTGGTGACCGGGACATCAAAAGCTGCTGACTGGCAAGACAGTAACGTAGAAACGCAAAAGCAGTACCCAAGGACACTAAGAAAAGGTTAAGTCAAAAAAAACAGGCTATGCCCGCTCCTGCCCAGAAACATTGGGCCTTCCGAAAGATTACCAGCATATTTTATAGACCTTACGTACAATAATGTAGACAGTCAGATTGACATATGGTAGTCAAATGTAATATGTACACACAATAACAATAGCTTATGTAAACTTTATATGTATACAGTATATAATCCTTCTACTGTCCCATAGGACAGAAGGATATATACAGTATATACTTTTAAATACAGCCATATGTAGTTTAATTACATACCTATGAACTGTTATGAAATCTATACAATAACAATATATCTTTCTGTTCGAAAGACTGCTGACTTGCGAGTCAGCCTTCCGACAGAAAGGATATTATGATAAATAATATAATTACTATGAAGTGGCGTTATCCTAGATATTTACGCTGGTACTGGGGTAGAAATAAATATAGATTACAGCGTAAAGCACGTTTCCAACTATGGCGTTTAAAGATAACTATATTAATTTATAGCGATGCTTTACGCCTTTGGTTAAACGATAAGTAATTATCAATCAGTATTCTGCTGACACTTGTGTCAGAATACTGACTGATACTTATTAAGTATCTTATCTATTTAAAGAAAGGAATTACAATGGATAAATTTAAAACTAAAAAACTATGTACAGTATGTATGTATCCAATCGTCTTTAAGAAAGACGCTTATTGGAAACCAGCCAACAATGGCAAAACATACCCATTAAACATACACTATGGCGAATGTTCGACCAAAGTGTATCTTAATGGCGAAAATGCTTGGGAAGTATCCAAGCGTAATGTTTCCAAGGTACAACAACTTAAACTTATGTTTAGGTAATTATCTTACTGCCTTCAGCAGACTCTTGAGTCTGAAGGCAGAAAGATAGTTATAGAAAGGATAATGATGATAACTATGGGAATAGATAAATATTGTATGTGGTGTGAACTACCAGAATATGACAAAGATTGTCATTGCTGGGAGTAATAATGAATAATGTAGTATTTTGCACGAAGTGCAATAAAAAATGTACCGATTCGCCTTGGCGAACTTGGGTTGGCTATGAATCAGTTGACCCAGTTGTATATGCTTATGTATGTAGTATCGAATGCTACAATAAATCGGATATGTTTTAATATGTATCACTCAGTTGTCTGTAGACTCTTGAGTCAGACAACTGACTGATATATATAGATAATATATATGTCAAGACATAAAAACGAAATATAATGAAAGGAGTTATTATGTCAAAACCAATGAACCCAGTAGTGTGTGGAATTACTGGTAAAACATTAACCGAATGGCGTGAGCGCACATTCGTGCAAAGATACATTAATGGTTCTTTGCAAACAATTCCACTTTACCTTGATGTAAACGAGGTAATAGCATTGCATAAGCAATCACCAACATATATCGCCAAGAAAGCTGGCGATAGTGCAGAGGCATCTGCACAAGCTACCGAGGAAGTAGCTGAAACCAAGAATGAGGAAGTTCTTGAGGAAGTTGCACCCTATTAAAAACCAATAGGTTTTACACTCCCTATGTTCTATAATGTAGGGAGAGTAAAGTCTATATGTATATAGACTTGATAGGATAAATTAGCCATTTATACTATCGGCTAGGACTCTATGGCGAGTGAGATAAAAAACAATAGCAAACTATGCATCCTAGCCAACGATGATACGAAAGGAAAAACTATGGACATAGTAGAAGTTAGTAAAGCATTCGATACGCTAAGGCCATTACTTAATGACTTTGATATGGAACAACTTAAAAGACAAGTTGGAAATGCAGTCATTAAGTTCCATGAAGATAAGGCAGAAAATAAATATAATGATGACCTTAATTTCTTGGGTATTGATATGACATTAAATACTAATGAAAGTGATTACGTAGACATTCCATTTTAATTAGCCAGAGTAATAGCTAATGGAAGGAAAGATATGCGATTCGAATTAATGTCGGAATATCTAACACACGTACATCAACATTGGATGGATACAGCTAACCCAACTAATGAAGAAATTAATATAGCTGAAGACTACTATATAATTCTAAAGAACTTTATCTTTAGAAACGTTAGGTAGTCTTAGTTTACTTCTGTCGTTGTTAACTTATATATCAACGACAGAAGTATATAAGAAAGGAAATTATGAGTATAGAAGAACAATTACAAGCTATAAACAAAAGAATCAATATGTTAGGTAATGTGCAAATGACACTAGTTGACCACTTTACTGCTAACGATAATGATTTAATGCGTAAACTTATGGCAGCAATGCTGTCAAATGATACATTCAGAGATGATTTCACAACTCATCTTAATAATTTAAATGCACCAGATGACGTAAAATTATTTATGACAGAGGTAAATGAATTTATGTTATCACTAAAAGAGGAGGAATAATATGCCTAATTGGACATATAATACAGTAGAAATAACAGGTTCTGTAGAAAATATACAGAACTTTTTGGACTTAGTAAAAGTTACTGATGACAAAGGTGTTAGTTGGTATGACTTTACACAATGTAATCCAATACCAGATGACTTAAGAAATATACACCAAGGTGGTGCAACCATTGACGGTGTAAGATACGATGCTTGGTATGAAGACGAAGATGGTAAAAGACCTATGATGGATATGGTAAAAGATAGATTAATAAAAGACTATGGTACATATCAACCAATTGACTGGCAGTATCTTAACTGGGGTACAAAATGGGGTGATTGTGATACAACTTTAATATCAGATACTATTACAAAAGATAATAGAGAAGTTGTTTTTCAATTTGATTCAGCATGGGGAGAACCATTTAGATTACTTAATGATATAGCAATTAAATTTAACTTAACAATTGTTAATTCATGGGATATAGAATTAGGTAATGGTGATGGTATATCAGAGTATCCTTGGACACCAGAAGATACTGAGCGTATATATAACGAGTATGAAAAATCAATGCAAGAAATGCATGAAAAAGTTAAAGAGATAACAGAATAATGTCATCAGAATATATATATGAATATGTTGATGAAAATTTAAAACAAGATGAAAACAGTTTAACTGTAGATTTTTATTTTAAATCCGATGTTAGTAAGGACGAAGCGATAGAATTAATAGATAAGATAATAGACAAAGTTGACGCTAAAAAAATGATAGGACATAAACCTACAATTTTTGTTAAATCACCATGGTGTGATGAATAAATGTGGCTGAAACGCATGGCTATCTACATGCTGGAATTAGTACTAAGCCAGCTATCACGCAAGTGATAACCATATGTAGATAGCTTGTAGCACATAGTTTGAAACTTGATAGTTAAGTCTGAACAAGTACAGATAATTGTGTGTTACAAGCTATTTATGTATTAGATACTACGAACTGTATGCTATGGCGTGCTGTAGTTAGGTGGAAGTATCTACAAAGATAGCAATATACGTACACAACTGATGGGGGAAGGAGAAGTACATAGCCCTGTTCACAACCTTCCTTCTGTCAGTTGTTTACCTTTATATCAACTGACAGAAAGGAAACTATGAATCATATACACGTAACTCAAGTACCTAACAAGGAATATGAAGTACAAGTGGCATTCTATAATATTGATAGTCATGATGACAAACCTACATTTAATGAACCAGATGTATGGCAAGTTATAGTGCCAAGTAGTAGTGCTATGAACGCAATTACTACAGCAATGCATATCATTCAGATAAGCAGAGCAGAAACAATGACGAACTTCATGCAACCTGTTGATGGTAAAATGACGTTTACAATTGACGAAATAGAAACAATAAGACAAGCAGCTGAAGACGCAGATGTCTTTAAAGCTTGGCTTGATATAGAACCTACATCTATACAAGTATGTTTAGTAGATGACGTAGAGAAACTACGTAGCATGACACTAGGTGTACTTAGCCAGAAAATGGAAGACGTAGGTAATGAAGCAGAAGAATACCTAAAGGAGCAAGAATGACACTACCAAATGGTATGTATCCTGCTACTCCACCACCAGTTAGTACAAGTGAACGTGGTAAGAAACCTAGTTTACTAACTAATGAAGTGGCACAAGTATTGTTAGGTAATCCAAATACATGGTATGTAATTGGTAAATCTGACAAATGGATTAGTGGGGTAAAACATAATATAGAGTCTATGACTCAAAGAAATATAGCACACCTAGCAGCTGTAGGTAGGTTTGTTATAAAGCAAAGGAAAAATACAGATACAAATATGGTTGACATATATTGTAAATTTATAACTAAAGATGAGGAAGAATAGAAAGGATAAATTATGACAACTGAAAATGATTGTTGGAAAATGATAGCGTCAGTGCTAGGAAAGTCACGTAGAGTATTACTCTATGGTCCTCCAGGCACAGGCAAAACATACAGTGCTGTTAAACAAAGCACACCCTTAGACATGGATGGTAAACCCAATGTCTATCAAATAACTATGACAGAGGATACTGCATCTGCTAACTTAGAAGGTTTCTATAAACCTAGTTCAGATGGTACGTTCCAATGGCATGATGGTATTGCAATACAAGCATGGCGTAATGGTGGTAGATTAGTTATCAATGAGATAGACCACGCATCACCAGATGCTATGACATTCTTGCATGCTATATTGGATGACCAAGACATAGCAATGTTGACATTAAACAATGATGAAAAGGAAACTGTTAAACCAGCTGAAGGCTTTCAAGTCGTAGCTACTACTAACAGTCCACCTGAGTCATTGCCACTTGCGTTGAAGGATAGATTTCCTGTAAAAATTTATGTCGATTCAATACATCCAAAAGCAATGGAACAATTCCCAGAGGAATGGCATGGTGTTATTACCGATACAACTATGGTAGAAGACCCAGAAGATAGGATATCTGTACGTGCATGGTCAGAGTTCTTTCAGTTACAAGAAAAAGGATTTACCCCAGAAACTGCAGGTAAATTAGTCTTTGGTGAGAACTCAGAAGAACTTACAGATGCAATACTTCTAAGCAAGGCAGACTAATGCAAGACAAAAGAGCATACCCTTACCCAGAGATAGTTACTGGTGATAAGTGGCATGTGATGGAAACCACAGAACACGACCCACAACCAAGAACAGATAATCTAAACAAACAGATGTATGTTCCTATGGATAGAGATTGTGAATATTGTGGTGTCAATCATAGTCGTATGATACGTAGACACGAGTTAGGCCATGCTAAATGGTCACCTAAAACTATGGGTAAATTATTACGTGGTACACGTGCAGAAGCTATACATGCACTAGAAGAAGTACGTATTAATTATCTACTGGCTTATCACGATTTGCCAATAGATGATTACATATTGTGTAGAGAAGAAATGCTATCTAAAACTCATAGACTAATTATGACAGCTAGTATTACTGACTTAATATTGTATACTCTTGCAGCATACTCGAACAAAAGGTCTAGTGGTGCTAGGTCTGTAATGGTTAATACAGATATGTATCAAGATATACTTGATGTATTTCAAGAAGCAATAGATTCAAATGAGATATCTGAGTTACGTAAATCGCAACTTAGATTTGCTAAACAAACTGCTATGAAATTCATAAGTATGTTAACTAATCATGCATGGAATCAATTGCCTAGTTATCGTAAAGTTCAAAAGTATGCAGAAAAACTATCTGCAATACTTGCTGAGTTTATGGATAAACCTAAACCAGAAGAAGTCAAAGCACCACCACCTGCACCAGAAACTGAAGGTGAAGAGGGTGAAGACGAAGAATCTGAAGGGGACGCAATTGAATCTTCTAGTACAGGTGATGCTGTTGAGCAGCTAGAAAGACGTATGCGTAAAGACCTTGTAGATAAAATGACATACAATAGTAGCAATGGCATAGGTGAATGGGGTGATATGACTATACATGAACCGCCTTTGTCAGTGAACTTGAAAGGTAGATTGAAACAAGGTAGAGAATACAGACCATCAGATTATGGTTACAATCCTAAATACATTAATAGATATTGTATCGACAAACAAATATTTAAACAAAAAATTAATGTAAAAGGTGGCACTATATTGATAGATGCATCAGGTTCTATGTCATTCAATGGTGATGACATACTAGAGGTAATGCAATTGTTACCTGCTGTAAACATAGCTATGTATAATGGCTGGGGTAACTCAGGTACATTACGTATTATTGCTAAGAATGGTATGCGTGTAACAGAAGAACAACTAGATAATTGGTCTGGAGGTGGCAATGTAATAGATGGTCCAGCATTACGTTGGTTATCTACAATGCCAGCACGTAGAATCTGGGTATCAGATATGCATGTTTTTGGTGTAGGTAGACACTCAAGTGGCTATAACTTATTACAAGAATGCTATCAATTATGTACACAACATAAAATAATTAACCTCAAAGATATTGAGGAAGTAAAGGAACACGCACTTAAACTAAACCAAGTGCTATAGTGGTATGGAATACAGTAATGTCGAAAGACAGTTAGTGTTCCTTTCCACTAATTAAAGCTGTGTTTAGTAGTAGAATAGAGTGCAGGGAGAACCTGCAACAGGTTAGATAACCTCATAAATGTCAACAATCAACCCATAGTGAACACTACTACGCATACCTACGTCCCTCTGCCTGTCCAGCACACCGCTTCTCACTTCGTCCTTGCCTAGAAAATACTGACGCCTCAAGCTAACCTTTCGGCATTGGCGTTCCTCGTAGCGTCACTCAGTGCTTACCCTGCAGAGGTCCTTGAATACTCAGACTCTATGGTTATAATGAAACCTATGAAAGAGATTGAAAGCCTGTTGACTGAAGCAGAAACAGGAAAGACTAGTCGTGTATTCGAAAGAATAACTGACGAAGCTAAGCCATTCTGGGATGGTATAGAAGAAAGGATTATTGCTGGTAGACCTATTAAACCATATGTAGTACATAGAATATTACGTGATGAATATGGTATTAAAATAAGTGAAACAGCAGTACGTAATCATTTCTTGAACCTTAAAGAACAGCATGGCAACTAATAAAGAAATAGAAAAATTATTAGCAGAAGCTGAATCAACAAAGATACGTGAACTTAAAGCAGATAACCTTAGATTACTACGTCAATTAGAGAAAGCTAAAAATAAAAAAGCTGACATGATAGACGCTGTATATGAGGCAGTTGCTACTAATCTCAGGACCTGGGATAAACCTAAGATACCTAAACCAAAGGTACATAAACGAAGTAAAAATGAGGAGGTTGCAGTAGCAGTACTGTCTGATGTACAGCTAGCTAAAGTAACGCCTGATTATAACACACAGGTAGCTGAAGAACGTGTTATTGAATATGCAAATAAAATAGTTGAATTGTCAAATGTTCAACGTTCTGCACATCCAGTAAACAAATGCGTAGTATTAGCTGCAGGTGACATTGTAGAAGGTGAACTAATATTTCCTGGTCAAACACATCTTATTGATGCATCGTTATATAACCAAGTAACAATTGATGGACCTAGAATATTGACAAAGTTCTTTGACATATTGTTAGCTAATTTTGCAGAAGTAGATGTACATTGGGTGATAGGTAATCATGGCAGCCTTGGAGGCCGTGCAAGGAAAGACTACCATCCAGATTCCAATGCAGATAGAATGCTAGGAAAAATAATGTCAATGACATATGAAAAAGAAAAACGTATGACATGGACAATACCTGATAGTACAGGTGATAACCATTGGTTCGATATTGCAGATGTCGGTGAAGGATGTAAGTTCTTTGTATGGCATGGAGATAATATCAGGGGACATTCAGGATTCCCATGGTATGGCTTTGGTAAGAAGCTACTAGGTTGGAAAGCATTGGCCAGCAGAGGTCTTATGCCAGACTTTGACTATGCAATAGCAGGACATTTTCATACACCTACAACTATGTACGTTAATGACGTAAGATTGTGGGTGAATGGCAGCACAGAAAGCTACAACACATACGCACTAGAACAACTAGCTAGTATGGGCAGACCGTGCCAGTGGTTACTCTTTGCTAAACCAAAGCATGGAGTAACTGCAGAATATTTGGTAAAACTTGGTAATCAATAAAGAATATATATATAATACAATTATGACAGATAGTATTGTCAAGTCTAAATGGACATTGATTGGTATAGAATACAGTGGACTAAGTAGTCGACCATACTTTATACTAAGAAACAAAAACGATAGTATTAAGATGATACCTTTAGAAAGAGGTGTCACTAATCTTCGTAGTCTATTAGACTTAGAAGAAGAATAACTATCGCATACGTTTGTTTTTACTTTTGTATTACAAACGTATACGATATATAAAGAAAGGAATGTTATGGCAAATAACGTTGACTTGCTATCTCCATTTCCACAGGAGGTAGTTCGTAAAGCACCAGCAGGTAAGTTCGGTGATTATGTTCCACACGCATTGTATGTAGAGCGTTTGAGGGACAGTGGAGTCAAATACACATGGCAATGTGAAGCTGTGTATGGTACATTTAACGGAGAAAAACGCATAGTAGGTGCTAAAGGTACTATTACCATAGAAGGTATGGGTAGCTATGATGGTTTCGGTGATGTTGATACATTCAAGCTAGGAAATGCCAAGTTTAATGATGGTACTAACCTAAAGGATGCAGAGTCTGATGCATTTAAGCGTGCATGTATGCGCTTTGGTCTAGGTGTAGAACTTTGGTCAGGTTCTAAACAGTCAGAAGAAGAAGCTACAGCAGTAGCGCCTGATGGTTACACACAAGACATGGCCGATGCAGATGCAAAGGTAGAAGTTACCAAGGTAGATATGCGTAAGAAAGAAAACAAACCTACTAAAGAAGACATACAACGCATGAATGACATCATGGATAGTATAGTTGCACAAGATGTGGAGGTAGGTACACCTAAAGAGGACGCAAAAGAAGCACCTTTCTAATGCAAGACGTAGCATTTATAGCGCAGACAGTTGCTGCAATAACAAGTGACGTACAGAGTAAGGAAACACTTAATAAGATTATTGGTAGTGCAAACAAATATGCTACTACCATGAAGTTTCCTGCTGATAAATCACTATGGTCTGATAAGCAACTAGATAAATACCTAAATATGATAGAGAAACTTGTAGATATGCCTGAAGAATATACTGAAGAACAGTTTAATCAGCTATCATTAGAAGACAAACTATCTACAGTAGGTATGGAAAGCACAGACAAGACAGATGGGTTACAAACCCCTGAAGGTCTAGTCGGAGAGGTAGTTCAGAAAATGGAAAAACAAAATAAGTACAGGGATGACCTTAAGTGTCCCTGTCCTAACAAGTTAATGGTTTGGGATAATCGTAAAACAAAACGTACAGATAAAAGTCCAGACTTTACTTGTTCAGGAAAGACACCAGAAGAATGTCCACAGCATACAGGCAAGTGGCGTAAGTCATGGTGGTTAGACAACAGTGATATACCAGAGGAGTGGGGAATAAAATGATACCAGAATATTTTAGAGGTAAAGAAATACCTAGGTTTATTAAAAGTAAAACACAGTTAGTTGCTTGGGCATTAACAGAGTTTATGAATGATGAACCAATAAGTAACTGGGAGTTTGTAGCAGAGTTACACTGCCACAGATTTGGTGGAATAATACATAATCTTAGGCAGGAAGGTTATGAAATTACTACATTACCTAGTAAAAAACGTGGGTTAGTACATTACTTTTGTACTAAAATACCTACAACAACTACTGCCATTAGCTAATGATAGAAGTATTTGTCGGTTGTTTAGTGCCACTGTTACTTACAACTGACAATATATCTGAGTTCAAGGACTGTTACGACACTGCTAACAAAGTAGAGTACGTGCTGGAACATACAGAACTTGTACAAAGATATTTTAAAGAGAAAGACATCTTGCGTGCTTTAGGTATTATATACTGCGAAAGCTCAGGTAAAGCTGAAGCAGTCGGTAATAATACTAACGGTACACAAGATGTTGGACTCTGGCAGTTTAATGATGATACCTGGGCATGGTTAACACCTAAGCTAGGTATAATAGAAGATAGAACTAACACAGAAACAAGTACAGCAGTCGCTGCCTGGTTAGTTTACAATGATGGTTGGCATCATTGGAACAGTAGTAAACATTGTTGGAAAGGAACTAATAATGAAATGTTGTGGATACAAACTAGAGAAAGTATGCGTAGTTACTGACCAAGTATTCTGCGAATACTGTGAGAAGGTATGGGGTCATGTAGATGACATGGTCTAACACAAACAAACGATTCAGAAAACAAATAGATAAATTGTTAAATCTTGTATGCGAACTATGTGGTGTTGCATATATTACAGACTTTACATTAGTTAAATATTGTAATGATTGTATTGATAGATTAACAGTAGAAATGGATGACATAGATGAGTAAACAAAGAATTGACATAAGTAAAATAAATATATTTACTAATCCTAAATATATGAAAGTATGGGCAAAACAATTTGATAAAGCATGTGGCAGTGATACATTTAACGTACCACCTGATATGTACGCATTGAGAAAATTAATGGACAAATTTGTTATAGATTATAACTTTCATTTAGCACAATTAGAGGAGGAATAATGGCAAAGAAAGATAGGCTAGAAGAACTAACATACGCACTTAAAACAATATCTGATACATTATCATTGCTTGACAGCAGAATAACACAGAACACTACGTTGATTGCAACTGTAGCTGGTATAGATATACAAAGTATGCGTGAAGAAATGGCTAATAAAGAAGAAGAATGATTGTAAAACACCATAATAAATTGTTTAATTGGTACTTAGATGAACCTATATTAGATGATTTGGATGAAGAATTAGAGGAGGAATAATGGTATATAATACAAAGTTTCAAGCATTTCCTAATGCAAAAGAAAGACAGGCATTAACACCTAATGAATCTAACTATAAGTTTAGATTATGGTCAGCAAATAAAGAGAAACTTGCAAGTGAAGCAAATACATTTGGAGGTCGTAGGTTATTAGGTGTAACAAACAAGAATAAACCTATATGGTTATCATTTCATATTGACAGAGAAACTCTTGATATAAGTATGAAGTTATCTCACGATATGGACACGATAAGAAAAAGTAAGTTATGTCCCAGAGGTATAAGACTAGCTACAGGTGAACAGCTTTATAACTTAGAACATGCTATGAGGCCAGCACTTAAGACTGACCATGGAGAAGTTACACAACGTACATTAGATTACATAGAAAAAGTTATGATTATGTGTGAATCTAGCACCATAGGTAAAGTAAAAACATTCTTTAATAAAAGTGCATGTACCAAATCATTGTTTATGATTATAGCTAATCTTGTTTATCACGGTTCAGTAGAAGCTGATAGATTTAGATGGCGAGATGTAATGGCTACATGGGATATGCCAGCTGGAGAATACCTAACAGTAGATGGGTAATAAATAGTACAGATTATAATTGATTAAAGTTTTTTAATTATGAATGGGCCAGATGAAACTATGGACGTTACTTATGAAATCCACCACCGCTACCACCACGTACATTAAATGGGTTAACTACTCCACGTCTAGCTAAAGTAGATGGTCCTGCTTGTTTTTTAACATAATCTTTTGTACTAGGTCCTTTACCAGTACCTATGTTTTTAAATATGACAGGTGGTGTTTTAATAGGTCCTGCTTTACGAAACCAACCACCACTACTTGTACTAACGTTAGATAATCCTCGACTATATTTCATAGGTGCTGATGTAATAGATGATGTCATTCTTTTAGCAGTAGTACCTTTATTATAAAATGGTTGTTTAGTAACTAATTTAGATTCTTTTGATATAGCTGGTCGTTTACCTAGTCCACTTACAGTAGCACCACTAGACCTTTTATTTATTTTCTTTTGTTGATAAGGTCCATAAACTTGAGGTTTAATCTCCCAAGGATATTGTACAGGTGGCCATTCAGCCATTATTTATTAAGACCTAGTTTTTTAAGTCCCTTATTAAATTGTACAGCTTTATTAAGTTGTGCTTGTCTAGTAACAAATGCTTGGTCAAGTGTTCTGTACGCAGCATCAGTAGGAAAACCTTTTTCAGAACCAAACTGTCCTATTAGTTTACCCATTTCTTTATACAATTTATCTGCGTCAATACTTTTACCTAATGCTTTATCACGTATAGCTTTATGTTGTTTCATACGCTTTTTAAGTTCTTGTTTACCAAGACCTGCGTATCCTTGACCTACTTTATCGTAATGACCAGGCATTATGGATTTAACTTACTTCCACGATTAGATACGTTTCTATCTTCCCATGATTTTATCGTAGGTTTTACTCTACCTTTAGGTAGTTTACGTTTAGATTTTGTTTTTGGATTTGCTTGTTTCATCACACCAGGTTTTAAATTAGTAAGTATATGGTCTTTATAACCTTCAAAAGTAATTGCTTCAGCTCCTATACGACCACCACTCATACCACGAGCAACTTTTTCTGCTTGCGCTGCTGATAAGATATCACCACGATAACCACCATACTTACCTGCACCTGTAATTAATTTTACATTACCACGTACATTGCCGTACATTACTTACTCACTTTAGCTGGTGTTGATATTTGTTTTTTAGCAAATTCTTTAACAACTACTAACGCTGCACCTGCACCAGACATAGCTGCTAATTGCACTGCACTAGCATCTACACCTACAAGTGGAGCAACTGTTAATGCACCAATGAAAGCCTCAATAAATGTCCAAACAGTTTTGTTTAACATTCCTTTTAACTCATCACTCATTTTATAACTCCATGATTCAGACCAAGGTGTCCACGCTACATCCTTTTTAAATGTACCATCTTGGTTACGTTTTCTTTTTGATTTCTCAAACATTATCTAGTATAGTCCTGTTTTTTATTGATATCATCTAATGCTTTTTTAAGAGGACTATAAAACTCTGTTATAGGCATTAATGCAGGATTCTTTTTAAATAAATTTTTAGCAGCTTTAGTTGCTTTTAATGCAATTGCTGCTGCAGTAACATCATCTAATCCTTTTGATATAGCATTACCATATACTTTTTTATATTCATCTGACTGTTCAAGTACAGATGACGGTAAATCTGTAGCTTTAACATTCTTAGAACCTCTAGCTACATTACCTCCACCATATTTAGATTTAAATTTAGCTCTTGTTCTATCTGTTGCACCAAGATTTGCAGGTGGTTTAGCAGGAGGAGTATCTGGAGCTTCTAATCCTGTAATAGGTGCAGGTTGAGGTACTTGTGACGTAGAACGCATTTTTTCTATAAGTTCTGCTGTCTTTTTTGTTCTAGGTCCACCACCTAATCTAGTAAGTTTATCATATCTTGACTCACCAGTAGGCTTACCTTTTATATCATAAACTGGTTGATTTTTGATATCTTGTACAAAAGCAGGTTTAGTTCCAAGACCTTTGTTAATATCACCAGTATCTGCTGTTCTTTTACTTACTTGATTAAGAGGAGCAGCTAAATCTTGTCTTGGTCTAGCAATATCTTCACCGCCAACATTAACAATATTTGATTTTGAACCTTTACTAGCACGTTTTAACATAGCATCATCACTTAATGTAAGTTCTTTATCTACTGGGTCTATATCTATTGACCTTTGTTCTAAGTTTTTTATACGTTCTTGTTGTTCATATGATGTACCCATTGTTTGTTTTTCTATTTCTATTTGACCTTCAAGTTCTGCAACTTTATCTTCAAAATATCCTCTAACAGTAAATCCTTTAAACTCATCAGGTGTTTTACTTACTTGAACTTTTTTAACTGGTTTACCTAATTTTTTAGCAACTTTTTGTTGACGAGCAGCACGTTCAAATCTTTCTGTTTCTATTGCACCCATTTCTAAATCTAAATCTGCAGTAGGTAAGTTTGCAGCTGTTTTCTTTAATACATCTAATTCAGCTTCCATTGAACCTACCATCTTAGATTGTTCTGCTTCAAATACTACTGCATCAAAATCACCAACAGGACCTAATTGTTTTAACAAATTTGGGTCTTGTCCACCAGTAGTAACAGAACTTGTTAATTTTTCATCAATAAATGCATTAGGATTACCACTTAACAAATCATCAAGTTGTTGTTTACGTTTTAATTTATCACCTTGAGAAGGGTCATATTCACCACCAGTAGGTGTTAAGTCAGGACCTTCTTCATATCCACCAGTATCTAGGTCATCATAAAGTTTTTTACTTTTTTTAAAAGGTATCATACTATATTCCTGCCGTCTAGTTTAGCAGATAAAATTTGGACTTCACCACTAATCTCTTGTAATTTTTCCATAATGTCATCTTTAACAGGTTCTTGTGTAGATTCTTGTATGTCACCATCATAGTCAATGTATGTCACTTCTACATCTAATCCAGCTTCTATAGCTGCAGCAACACGTGGATATACAAACTTATATGCATCAACGCTACTGCCGATAAAACCGTCTTTAGCTATACGGTTGTTAGTCTGTGTGTTACCAAGTATAAGACAACCAGCAGTATGCTCATCAGTATTGCCTGTATGCCATAAGATATACTCAAAACCTGGAACATCCTGCACATGTATCATACCCTTGTGCATAGCACCGTATTTACCACTATATCTAGTATGGAATCCACCTTCAGTACGTAGCTCTAACTTGTAAGTACCTGCAGGTATTCTTGTTTCACCCCAGACTTTTACATCTCTTTGTTCATCTTCTAATGTGTATGCTAAAAATGTACGTTTACCATTGTTTATTTCAAATAACATACCTGATGTAGAGTCTTTACCACTACTTATTCTTAATACTTCATACTTCATATTGAACTCCTTGCCATACTTTGCACCAACCATATGGTGCTACTTCTTCAATAAATTTAGTACAATAATTATTAAGGTAGTGCAAACAATTATTGCAGTACTGTCCAGGCTTAGGGCTATTGACAACGTATGCTCCAGGTAAATTGTGCATTATTTCTTCTTCTTTGTTGCACGGCTTTTTTGCACAGCTTTAAGGTCAATGTATTTACCTGCTTTATATGCTGCAGCAGTACGTTTAATTTCTTTAGCAACTGATGATTTAGAATTTTTTTTGTTAGCAAGATACTTAGCAGGTACGCCTTTCTCGTATTTAACTTTACGTCTACTTTTTTTTCTTTTTGGCACTGGACTTCTTACCTCTTTTAATATCGTTATCTTGAGAATGTCCACCTTTAATAAAACTATTTACTCTACCCATAGCCCAAGCAGCCATGCTAGAGGATTTAGAGCCAGAAGATAAATAAGCACCTTGACCTCTACGGTACACTTGTGCCAATTGTCCATAAGTATATTTAGAATTAGCAGCTTTCTTTTGTAAAGCAGCTTTTGTTTTAGCATTAATAGGTTTTCTTTTAGGTTTTTTCTTAGGAGGCATTATTTCTTCCTTATCTTTTTAATCTTGCCATTCTTAGTTCTGGCAAATTTATGTGTTTTAGTTTCTCTAATGAGCGTACCATAATATCTTTTACCCTTCCACATCCAACTTACACTTTTAGCCATCAATCATCACCTGGCCAATTAGGATTTCCTGAATAAGTATTATCTTCATCCATTTTTCTTTCGCTTTCTTAATACAGCAAAATCTTTTTCATTTAAAACGTCAAAAGGCGGAGCTAATTTAGCTATAACTTTTTGTTTTTTTGAATAACCTTTTTTACCTTTTGGCATACTACCACTTTACCTTATGTGACCAATACTTTGCAGACAATTTAGATTTAGGTTTACCTTGTGCATTATGTCTTGCATAATATGATTTTTTTCTTGCTTTATCTTTTTTAGATTTAGGATTTTTTCCAGCACCTTTAACGCCTTGTTGCCCAAATCTAATTAACTTATACGTATTACCTTCTTTAGCCATAACAACATGTGATTTAGTTTTATGATTAGGTGTACGTTTAGGTTTGTTAACACCTTTTAACCCATTTTTTTTCATTTGTGTTTTAACACGTTCTGGTACAGACATTACTTCTCCTTACAATTACTGCTTCCATGTTTACAGTTACATATTTGTGTAAAAGAACCGTCTTCTTTAACGTTTACCATACACATTACTTTCTAAATCCTATAGTAAGTAACCATATACATAGTGTAATTATAGTAGCTAAACCAGTTATTTGCTGTGCAGAACCAGTTAATGTAAGTGTAGCAATAACTAAACCAACCAAAGTCCAACTAAGGTTTAATGTTTCTTTTATTGCTTCTACTACCCACGACCATAATTTTTTTATCATAAGCTTCTCCTAAATACAAAAGCTGCCATGCTAGCTATTCTAGTCAGAATAACTGGGACTACAACTTCTTGTGCTTTTTCCTTCTGGTCTTGTGTCATATCATTAGATATATTAGAAAGGTTTATGTCTGTTATATTGTCAAGGTCTATTAATACTTCTAATGGATTCTCTATAAATGCTTCGTATTGTACCTCTGTAACAACATCAGCTAGTGTATAGTCTTCTACGTCTGCATTTTCTACAGCTCGTTCTACGTATTCTTCTACAGCTTCTGCAACTAATTCGTCTGATTTAACAACCTCTGCAATAATTTCAACGTCTTTAGTTTCAACTTGTAATACCTCCGCAACTACTTCTACTTGTTCTTCAGTAAGTTCTTCTACATCCTCTATAGCTTCCTCAACTACAGCCTGTATGACCACCTGTGTTTCTTCTGTGGCTTGGGATAAGTTTTGTACACCAATGTCATTAACTTCTTCGAGTACTTCTATAACTTCATCAGTTGTAACTTCTTCAATAATAATGTCTTCAACAATATTTTCAACTTCTTCAACCTCAACAATAACTTCTTCTTCAGTAAGTTTTATAGGTTCTTCTACAACATCTTCCTGTATTGGTTCATCCAAAATTTTCTCATCAATAATCTCAGGTAAAATTTCGGCCTCATCAGTATCAAGTTCTTCTTCAAATTCTGTATCCCAATCATCAATATCTTCATCCTCTTCTATAATTATTACTTCTGGAATATCTTCAAACGTAAATTCTGTTTCATCAAATGAAAATTCTTCTTCAAGTTCCTTAACGTCAATCTCGATTTCCTCTTCAATAATATCTTTTTTGGTAGTTTCGATAACAAATTCATCTTTAATATCTGTATCTTCATTTTTATCGACCACTTGAAGTACCATATCATCATCTTCAAAAAACTCTGTTTCGGTATCTCTTGTATCTCCTCGTGGTATCTCTTCGTGTAACTCATCTTCTTCCATAATATCACAATCTCCACGTTCTATCTGTGCATCAGTCATATAACAACCAAATTTATCTTCATTAGCTTTACGTTCATTATCACGTTCTACTGTGCCATCTTCTATTTCATGTTCTTGATATTCAGCTTCTGTACCATCATCTAAAACTACGACAAACATTTCAGGTTCAGGTGGTGGAGGTGGTGGTTTAGGTGGCTCAGGTGGTGGTGGAGGTAAAGTAGTTGTAGTTGTTGTAGTAGTTGTAGTTGTTGTAGGCATAACATATTTAAAAGATATGTCATCTAATAATGACCAGTCATTAATTGTAAGTGTAAAACTTTCTATAAATGTATCTAAAGTATCGTATATATTGTAAACAACTGTTTCAAGCATAGTTTCTAAATTAGAATTGCTTTGTGCATCTACTACATTTTCTTGTATAGTTTCATCTTTATGTGTATATGTAACTGTGCTTTCATTATTTAATGCACCTATAGTAAAACCTACTTCGTATATATCTATTTCTAATTCTTCTTCATCTACTGTTGTTGTTTCAGGTAATATAAATGTATAGTCCTCACTATCATTTCCATGTTGCAAATAATGCAAGTTCATACAAAAATCTGTACAACCAAACTGACCATCATAATGATTATTAATAACAATATTATTTTCTATTTCATTACCATCTAGGTCTAATTCATCTACAGGTAATTCTATATCTGTAGATTGTTCGTAAGTAGGTATAGTAGTTGTAGTACTTGTAGTAGATGTAGTAGTAGTTGTAGTAGTTTCTTTTTCTAATTCTTCAGTTTCTTCTTCTAAAGGACCATCAAAAGTTTCTACTTCCTCTGTTTCTCCTGGGATAGTAGTAGTAGTGCTAGTAGGTACAGTAGTGGTAGTAGTAGTTGTATCGTTTTCATTAGCATATAAAGGTAATGGAAGCAGTAATATAACTGCGAATAAAACTCGCAGCATTACATTACAATCGCTGCAACAACTCCACCTAGTGCTACGAGTAGCGTTAATACTTTGTAAAACTCTGCTTTATCTAGTTTAGCATCTAGTTTTTCTTCAATTTTATCGAGTCTATCAATGACCATATTAAGTAACTCCTTTTGTGTATAGCCATGATTTGTCATTTAAGCTATCCAATCCCAGTCATCTTCTTTATAGTGTGATGGTATTTTAGGCTGCGCAAGAACATCTAACCATGTAGTAAATTTTTTTAAAAAATATCCGAGTATTAATCCTGCTAAAAATTCCATAGCTGACATTATAACACAGAACTATGAACCAATACCGTATAAAGTAAATCTTCCTGCAGTAAAATTATCTCCAGTTTCTACTTCAAACTGTAAGCCTTTATGTAATGCTGCAGTTGTGTTAAAAAAACCACCAGTTTCTGTTGATACTTCACCACTAGCATTTTGAAATACAATATCCATCATGCCAGAAGATAACTTACCAGCGTCATTAAAATCTTGTAATAGTAATTCACAGTTAAAACTTGCGCCTGTACCTGTACCTGTTTCGCCAATCTCTACATCATTAGCACCAGAACCTTTAACGGTTGTTTCTGTAGATGTTGTACTTACTGATGAACGTTGAAATGAAAAATTATAGTTTGAAGTTACTTGTGCATTAGAGGAATCTAAATAATGCATGTGTATTTCTTCTGCAGCGTCTATAGTTACTCCTGTTATAATAACTTTGTAACTATCGTATGTATTTACCCAGTCAGTTCCACCTAATGTGACTGTAGTTGTAGGACTTGTAATTTCTACTGATTGTATTAATTCTAATTTATTTGCACTCATTCGTGTTTTACTCCATATACTGATGCATGTATTTGACTAAATGTACCAGCAGTTTCCAGTTTTAAACCACCTGCAGCAGTTGTTGTTTTAACCATTGTTCCTACTTTGTTATACCCTGCATCACTATTGCATGCTGCCCAAATGTATTTATATAATGTTGTACTTCGTGGATTAAAAACTTTTAAATGTGCTTGTAAATCATGTTGAAATCCACTGTCTACCATTATTAAAACACTACTATCTTGGTCAGAGTTTTGATTATTATCTGTAATACCACCGGTATCACCTAATTCAAAAGAAGCATAGTCATAGTTACCAGCACCTAATTCTGCATTAGAATCATCTAATATTTTAATTGTTGGTCTAGGATTAGAACCATCTGCATTTTGTAAACCTCTTAAAAATACATCATAATACTCATAAGTATCTGTAAAACATCCATTAAGATTAAGTGAACTTACGCTTGAACCTGTAAAGGTATTAACTAATTCTAATTTTCCTGACATTATTCTGCATATCCATATAATGAAAGTCTTGCACCTGCTCTAAAACCATTAGTAGCAGTTGTATAAAAATGTATTTTTTCTACAGGTCCTGATTGTTTAAAGAAAAAACCACCTAATGATTGCCTACTTGTAGTAGCACCAGCATGTGAAGAACCTCTAAACTCTGTAATTGTTTTTAATGTTGAACTTCCTAAATTATGTATAACATTGTTAAAGTTAAAACTTTTTTCAGAAGCAGCATCATCAAATTGTTCTCTAGCAAGGTGATAGTTAGCGTTACTTGCACGTGTGTTTCTTGAACCAGAGCCTGCTTTAATTTGTACAAATCTATGATTGTATTGATTGCCAGATGTAATTCGTGTACCACCTACAGTGTATTGTATTCTTATTTCATATTGGCTACCATCAGTACCAGATACAGGTAACTCACCAATAATGTGATGTGTATTATATGTATCTCCCTGTAAGTTATCAAACTCAAATTCAGCAGTATCTACAGAAATTGTTTTTGTTTCTATAAGTGTAAGTTTTCCATTAGCACCAGATTCTGGTAATAAATCTATATCTTCGTTTACTCCAGGTCCATCTATACCTAGACTACCACCTTCTTTAAGCATTAATAACATGCTCATCCGCTTAACAAAGCACTTTCTGCATCAACTTGTATAAAACCACGATTGTTAGAAGACCTTAATTCTACAAATTCACCAGCAGTAAACGTACCACTACTAATTGCACCAGTTATTTCTATCATAAAAGAATGCATCATAGATTGACCACTAGTACCACCATAGCTAGGAATTGTTATAGTTGTTATATCTTCTGCGTGACCAGAACTAACACCTGCTACTTCTAAAGTACCTACTAATGAAATATCTATATTAGCAAAATAATTAGTCCACATAGGTGTTGCAGGCATAAATACTTTGTAAGTTGTAGTTGATGTAGCTACACCAGTAGCAATAACACAATCATTTGAAAAGTCAGCGAAATTACTTCCATATCTTTTTAAAAACTTTTCACACTTAGCAGTTTCTTCTTCTCTAACTTCTACATTTCTTGTAGCAACACTTCCAAGTTCTAACTTCATACCAGTTAATTTAATACTGCCACCTGTTCCAGTACCTTGACTTATTTTAAAACCAAAAACACCTTCTTCACCATCAGCAAAACTTGACATGTTTACACCATTACCATATGTTCCAGGGTCCCATTGAAAAGTAACTTTAAACTGTTGCCAAGTATTAGAAGCAATCATTTCAGTTCCTAACTCACCACCTCCACTGCTAGTGTCACCAATTTGGTAATTATATGAAAAATGTCCTTTTATTTTAGGTTTACTAATTGAATCAGATTTAAACCAACAACTTAATGTCATTGTTCTTCTGTATAATAAAGGTTGTTGAGCTATAGGTTGTACTACAAAAGTAGTGTCTAAATTACCAGAAGAACTTATATTTAAAGCTCTATGAGGGCTATCAAAAGGTCTATCATCCGCACTATGAGGAGATTCACCAACAATTTCTTGTACGCTTACAGTAGATGAGCCATCATGTTTAGTATACCAACAATCTATAGCTGCTTGTTGATAGCTACTAGTTTGAGTAATACTTCCAGCCGCTGGTTCAGAGTTATTTTTTGATAAACAATTTCCATTTCTAAATAAATTTTTATTAACAAGACCTCCATCAATTCTGTCATGTACATCTTCAAACATTTCTTTTATAACTGACATACGTACTGTAGTACCATCAGCATGGTCAGGGTCAGTAAGATGTCTACCTTCTATGTCACGTGTCATAGTAGTAATAGTTGTACCAGATGATGCAGTAACTTCTACTATTTCTCTATTTGTTGAACTGTCAGGGTCAATAACTAAATAATATGGAGCTTCTATATTAGTGCTACCATCACTTGTTGGTGCTTCAGTTAAAGTCATAGCTGTAGCACTACCAGCTACAATTCCATTTAATGTAGTTTCAAAAAAATTACTAAAATTTACTTCTTGTGCTGTCATTACGCTCCAAATCTCATCTGTCCTAATGGACTTATACCAAACACCATGTTACTAGATATTTCTGTTATATCAGGTTGTCTAGTTCCACGCACCGTTATTATAGCATACTGTGTAACGCTGCCTCTTTCAACATTAGAATTAATTGGATAACTTATTCTTTCAACAACACCTCTAATAATTTCTTTTGGGTCAAATAACTCTAATGTAACAGAAGAACCTTCTCGTGTTTTTAATTCAGCATATATAGCATTGCCTAATCCTTTTACTAATAATGGTTTTCTTCCTGGTCTTTCTACTCTATCAGATAAATTAATTGGTATTTGTACAACTACAAGCTCTGGTCTAGCTAATGCACGAAACTGTAAAGATTTTAATTTAGGTGTATTAATATTATTTGTAGATTTTAAGGTAAGTTTACCTACAATATATCTTGATACCTCAGTTAATTGAGCTTCTCTTTCTCCTGTACCTATTGTTTGTTTTAAAGCTGATTTATATGAACTATCATCTGGATTATCTAATGCTTCGAACTTTGTTGAATAAGATAAATCTATTTCTGTATTAATAGGTTGGTCAAATGTAGATACTTCTGCACCAACAAATTGTTTTTGTTCTGCAGTAAAGAAATCTGCAGCAGCAGTTACTAAATATCCTTCGTCTTCAAAATCAGTACCTTGTTTAAAAAATCCTAAATCATTAATAAGAACAGCTAAATTACCATCAGAATTTGTTATACCTGTAATTTTACCACCATTTTTTGTATTTAAATCTCTAGCTATACCAGCAGTTGGAAGATAATATCTCCATAAAAAACTTTCTGTAGAACTTTCTTGTATACCCATATAAACACTATCTCTTGATACAAACATTGTATAAGGTGTTGTGTCAATATCCTCTACATCCCATTCTTTAACTAATTGTCTTTGACCTAATACATAAAGGTCATCAGCTACAACTAATTGCGCTCTATAAAATCTTCCTATTGTTGTAGATTTTTCTTTAGTTCCAAAAAATATTTGTCCTTCAGATGCTGCAATAGAATGTATTTCTTCAAAAGGTATATTAGTTTGTCCTTTTAATGTCATAGTTCCTGATACATCTTTTATAGAATATATATCACCATTTGTAGAAGCAGCTAATACTACTGCACCTGCGTCTACAATTGCCGATACATGATGTGTATCTTCGAATGTAAATATTGCATCTCCATCTTGTAAATCAGAAGAAGACCATGTTTTACCAAAAGGATTAACTGCCCATAACAATTCTACAGTTCCATTATCTCCTGATATAAATAAAAAACCTTTAGCAAACCAAACACCTGTTAATCCACCACTTGATGCTTGTGCAGTTGTTAATGTTGTAAAAGAAGAACCATCATATTGAATTAACTCTGAGTTAGATGTACCATCTGCAGTAGTTAAATATAGTGTATTACCTACTACTGCTATACCTGTAAAGTTATATGAAGCACCTGTAGCTGTAATTTCTGTCCAATTTTCACCATTGTCTGTACTTTTCCATAAATCTGTTTCATCAGTTATATACAAAGTATTATCTGTTGTTTGTGCAAGATAATTATTACTTCCTGTTAATTCTGACATAAAACCTGTCATTTTGTTTAATAATTTAATATGATAAGAAGTGTCATTATCACTATGAAAAACATCAATACCTTTACTATCCCAAAATCTAGTTACATCTTTTTCGTTACCATCACGTCTATGTGCTGTATCTAAGTTAGAACCACCACTAAAATTATTTCTTGAATATATACGTCCTAAGTTTGTAGTAAAATCTTCTGCATTTTGTTTAACATTTACTTGTTGATTAGCACCTACTTCAGATGATTGAATAATCATTTCTCTATTAGGACTAATAGCAGAACGTAATAGCATATCGTCTATTCGTATATCATATCCATATCTTTTTGGATTCTGAATGTTTAAAGTACTAGCTACTCTAGGCATTAGGTTGGATAAAGTATGCTATTAAGTTGTACTGGTTCTGGGTATTTAGACCTTAAATTAGAGCGTGCTTGTGTAATTAATAATTGTTGATATCTTAATAAACTTTGTGAAATACTATTAGAGCTACCTACTGGTGATGTAGCAGCTTCTAATTGTTCTGTAATATAAGGTGTATTTAATCTTGATATATCTTTACCTACAACTAACTGTGCAGCAGCACCAGTCATTATGATAGGTTCATATTCTATTTCTAAACCGACAGTAGCTAATGTTGTAGCCTCTGATGTTGGTTCTACAAATTTCTTTTTAAAAGTAACAAAAACAGTATGACCTGCTGATATATCTACAAACTGTACTGCATGTACAACATCAGGTCCTGTTGTATATGTTTTAGTTCTTTCTGTTTGTGTATCATCTGTATATACAAATGGATTAGGTAAATCAATCATTTCTATAGCTACACCATTGTATTTAAGTCCTGTTTGGTCAGAACCTGACTGCCAATCTGTATATTGTGATATAGCTTTTAAAGGAGTAACTAAATAGTTATAGGTATCTCCATCTGTACCGTGTGTACCTAGTAATTTATAACCTGTACTAGCAGTAAGTTCAATAGTTTCTGTTGCAAATAAAGTAGGATATAAGTTTTTAATTTGGTCTACTACAGCTTCATAAACATTTTTACGTGGAAATGTAGGTTGTATTTTAATTATTGCGTTTGCTGAATGTGCTGCAGCAGTTGTACCTCTTTGTCCTCTCCTAACTGTTATTGTATTACTTACATTGTTAAGAGAAGTAGTGTACATTATTTCTTGACCTACTTCAATAATTGCACCAGCATCTAATGAATCTTCTTCTTCAACAGAAAATAAATTACCATCATAACTTATTTCAGTTTCAGATGCATCTATACCAGATGTTAGATATGAGTAAGTTTCTACAGAATCTACAGGTTCGAGATACTCTCTATATATCCTGTCTACTAGGTCACCAATATTTGTACTCATTGGTACTCCTAACTAGATTTAAATATTAATTGTATGCTTCTATCTGCTGCTTCTGTACCATTTGATGTAACTCTTAAAAAACCTCCTGTTGCAAAAGCCCAACCACTAGGGTCAACTCTTACTACATCTCCAGCTGATACTGTGTAGCTTACATCAGTACCATCAGTTTCTTTAACATCTACCCAAGCACTTCCATCAAAAGCAAAGTCAAAGGTAACTGCTGTACCTGTCATTGTTGCTGGAAATACTATACCAGATAGTAATAAACCATCTGTTTGTACTCCTGTAGAGTTACTAGCATCTGCTGATATATCTATTAAAACTTCTTTTGAAATTTGCATATTGTCCTTACTATAGCAGAAGAAATGGGAGGAAGGTGGATTCCCCCCAAATCTTCAAATTAAAATTAAGCTACGTCTGTAATCTTAAGGTGATAGGAAGGAGGACCGAAGTCGTATCCCATCTCCATGTAGATTGCTTTAGCAACTTGAGCATTTGCATCTTGGTCAATGTCACGTACAAACACAGTTCCATATCCTGGGATATTTGTGAATGCTGGTTGTACGAAAGCAAAGTCAACAATAAATGCAGTATTAGCAGGAATGATGTTAGGGTCAATAACCATCATACCAATTTGTCCAAATGGTGTGACAATTACATCAATGTCAATACCTGCAAGGTTTCTATCTCTAGGAAGGATAGCACCTGTAATTCCAACAGAACCAGCAAGTAATTCTTTGTTAAGGTCCAATAATTGTTTTGGACTTAAGCAAAGTACTGGCTGTACCATTGGAGCATGTGCATCATACAATCTCTTAAGAGAGTTTGCAATAGCATCCCATGATAAAACTTGGTCTGTTCCAGAACCATCACCAGCTGTATCGTTGTAGTATATGTTACCACCAACAAATGTTGGAGCTGTTGCATTGTCTGCGTTAGCATTTAATGCACAGTATTCTGAAAGACCACGCATTTCTCTTGTACCTGCGCCTGGTGTAGCGTTTGCTCCATCAGCGAATGTACCGTTGAATGCGAACCATTCTACTTCTCTAGCTACTTTTTCAAGAGCTAAAGACATTTGCTCTGCAAATTCATCAACGATTGGATTAGAACCAGCTAAACCGAGTTTATCAGCAGCTGTTACTGTTCCATCACCATCTGATGAATTGATTATGTTAGCACTTAAATCAAAAGGATTTTGGTGCTGATATGTTGCCATAGCTGTGTAAGTCATCTTTACACCTTTGTGAAATATCTGTGTCACACCTGTGTATGCAACTCTATCTCTACCGAGATATTCTGTTGGTGTGTTACCTTCTTGACCTTTATCAGGCTCAGAAGTCACTGTGTGTGAGTCAGCAGCTTGGATTTGCCAGAAAGTAGATTGTAAAACCTTACCTCCGTTTAAGCCACCTGTTGCAGATAAGAAAGGAGTTCTTTGACCACCTACACGGAATAGCTCCCCAGCAAAATTATTAATATTCTGGGAGTAAATTGCGTCACCTGTCAAGCTTATGCTTGCCATAAAACACCTCCGTTTTGTGTCGTATTAAACTGTTACTTATTTATTTTGCTCAATGTAGTTTAGTTTTGCTCTAAGTGAATCCTTTACTGAAGCATTTTTAAGAGCTGCAACTAATTCTTCATTGGCATCTAAAGGCACTTCTGAATTAGAATTTGCATCAAGTGCAGCCACTCTGGAACGTGCATCATCTTGAATTTGTGGTTCAACTTCAGGTTGTGTTACTTCCTCAACTTGTCCACTAGATTCGTAACCATACTCATCCTTAGCGAACTGTGCGATAGACTCTGTATCAATCGGTCCATCATACACTTGTTTCAACGCTTTACCGAAACCCTTGTCAGTAGATAATCCTAACTTACCAAAGACATTATCTATTTCCTTATCTTTATAAGAAGCTAGTTCTGCCTCAAG